TTGCATTTCGGTAAAGGGGTTTGCGGAGTTGTACTTGAAAGGTACAATGCGGATGGTTTGTTTACCAACCGAGGGTTTCCAGAACAATTGTTTTCCATCGCCTTTGCTCTGTCCGTTAGATGCGTTTTGCATCTGATTAAGGCGCGCTTTGATTTCGTTCAAATCCATAATAACTAATTTTTAATGTAACTAAATATAATAACCTTTGGTATAATCACCAAATTAAAGTTCAATAATCTTGAAAATCTTTGTATTCAATTGCTTTAATTCGTTGTGCTGAGTGAGTAGAATACAATTTTTGTAGTGTTGCCAGTCAATTTTATAACGTGTGTCAACTACACCACCATTCAATCCCTTAATTAATTCATTTAAGGCATTAATAGTATAAAGAGTATTTGTGTCTTTTTTACGATGTACTAAAATTGTGTTTTCAGGGATATTATTCACATTACCTTGATCAACATTATATGTAACAACATACTCGTTATTGCTCTTAACGTGCAAAACAAACATTTTGTTATACATGATGCTATAACGTGAAGATAAATCATTAACCAATGCATCCATGTCCTCCAAAGACGTAAAGGTGCAAAATAACTTGTTGTTCAAATCTATAATATTTTCGGGTTGTTCAAAATCGTATTGTCCCGAATACATATAATTAACTTCTTGTAAAGTCATAAGTGTCTCCATAACTAATTTTTGTGCTCAATTCAAAGCTTTCTATAATTTTTTTAATTTCTTTTAATAAATGTTTTTCTTCCTCAGCATAATCAAACAAAAAAGCATCGTAAGTATACAACACGAGTTTTGTTTTTTTACCTCGTAAAAATTTAAGTATTTCCCACAATATAAGAACGTTTGTGGACGTTTCCAAGTTTTGTAGTACGTAGTTAAATAACTTTTGCGGCTTCATATCTTCGGTGTTTTCTTTCCTAAGTATATACTTTGATTGAGGCATTTCAATCCAACCTTGGTATTGAAAAGTGTCCCACAAATCATCAGTATACGCTTGTACTTTCCTAAAAAATTCCAGGTTTTTATACTGTTCGAAAACTCCTCCGTATAGTTGTTTAAATGTTAATTCTTTAGCTTTTTTGTAATCCACCCCGTACATTGTTGCGAAGTCCATATGAATATCTTTATTGCCAAACGAATAACCAACAAGACGAGCAGCCAAGGTAGGGTGGTAAGCAGAAACATCAAACTCGATAAGTCCATCATTACGCGCAATAAACGATCCCCTACATCCATTTTCTTTGTTGAGGGCAGCAAAATTGACTCCTCCAAAGCTGTTTGAGGGTCTAGTGGTAAGGGTTTTGAGATTATATTGGGTGTAAACATACTCCCCCTCAACCTTGTGAAAAAACGTTTCATATACTTCTTTATTTATTTTAAGTCCATTGGCTTCAATAGCGGAAAACACAATTGAACTCTTTTTGTTAAACCATTGACAATAATCGTCTTGGCATTTTATATTAAATACATTTAGATCTTGAAAAATCGACTCACAATATTCATAGTGTTTTACAATAGGCACTAATCGGTTTGGAGCCGCATGATCTAAATTGTTTTTATAGATCCATTTATGGGCGAACGTTAGTTCTGGTATATATGTATTATATGTGGGTTGAATGTCAAAGAGAGCTTTAAGCGGTAAGTATTGTAATACCGATTTTTTATCCCTCACATATATTTTTTCAATTTTGCTTAATGTCTCTGTTACTTGTTGTATATCAAGCGATAGCGCCTCACTATGATCGAGGCACATCATGTATCCCTTACTCGCGTTTATAGGGCGTACATACAACGTAGAAACGCTATCGAGGATTGGGTGGGTGTTGAAATTATGAGGTATAACCTCTAAAAACACTTCTTTAAAACCTCGACAGTCGAATTCCCTCAGTTGTTCACTATCTTCTATTAACCAAAACATTTACTTAAATATACAAAACCTTTTTTGGATTACCCCGCTCTATAGAACTCTGTGTAATTTGAGAAGTATTCAGTAAAAGCAGTGTAACCTATTTTTTTCTCGTAATATTCTACTAGATTGTAATTTTGTTCAGAAACGTAAGTTTCATCACCCCCGCTAATAACCCAATCTAATTTAAAAATTTTATATAAATTAAACTCGTAATCAGGATTATATGATTTTAAATCATTAAAAGTATCTTTACTAATTTCAATATAGATGTTTCTATTTGATTGTTTAGCAAAATATCTTGTATAGAATCCATCTAAATAATCTTCACTAGTAGGAATATTTAAATAATATTGAGGTGTTTTAAATGTTGGGGGGTTATTAACATCAATGTTTTTGGCTTGAAAATATCCTAAAACTTCAGGTGATAAATCTTCAGTACTAGTTTTAATATTAAAATTTGAATCAGCAGTTTTAGAAGAAGTAATAGGAGATAAAATTATAGAAGTTCTATCTTGGGGTCCTACACCACTGTGAATTTTACCATCTGAACTTTTCCAGTATTGTCCTACATAAGGAATACCCTTTGGAGTTTCATATTCATCTCCATTAGTGTATAAATTAGTTTTTATTTGGGACTTAGGATAATACATAATTTATTATTCGTCTTCTGATGGGTTTGTAGAAGGTTCAATTTCGTTTTTAGGTAAACTTAGATTTGAATTATTTTGAGTGGTAGCATTGTTTACAGCAGCTAAACTTGTAATAGTAGTTTCCCACCCTTTGCTTGATACTTTATGATCTACTCCTTTAATAATAAAAGATAAATTTCTATTATAACTTGAAGGTAAGATGTTTTGATCTATGTAAAATCGTTCATACATACGAACCCCAGATAATCCTAACATTGTTAAATTTAAATCAAAAGGAATAAATCCACTAGCAGGGGGAGCATCACCTTCATCATTTAAAAGTGAAACTACATATTTTGAAACATTACCACTTATGTTTCTGTTTATATCTAAAATTTCACTATCAACTACTAAACCTCTTTGATAGAATTTTTCAATAAGACCTTCTTTAGCTCTTAATATTTTAATATTATCTTTAAATATTTCTAAAGCATCTGTAAAGTTACCATAAATTCTTTTATACTTATCAAGTAACTCAGCATATCGTTTTTGGTCATTTGCTGTGGCCGAAGATCTTAAAAATTTAAGTTCTTTGAGTTCTGCTTCAGACATTGTTTCTCCTCCTTGAGGAAGATTTTCTGCTACAGCTTTACTTAGTTTATCAGGGATGATTCTATCTTTTAACCCTTCATGGAATTTATTAAAAGCCGTAGCATTGGTAATATCTGATGTTCCACGGGATTGGGCTCCAATAGCTAGCATAGTAGCAAATTGGGGGGTTAAACCAGAATCTAAATTTACACTATAAACAAAACTTCCATTTTGAACATTACCATATCCTGGGAGGGAGTTTCCTGTAACATCTAAATAACTAGTAGAATCAAATTTTTTAGATCTTCCAGGTCTCCACCCATAAACATTGAATAGTGTTTTATATCTGTCATCAAAATTAGTAGGGTCTACTAGTTTTAAAAAATTAGGATCTAGAGGAATATCGTCCATAAACTTAATAGTATTAATATCATGGTCATAAGTAACATTTAACTTATTAACATTACCTAAAGCTTCTTGGATTCCAGATAATAATTGTTCTAAAAATCTTAATAAGATAACTCCATTTTCATTAGTAGATGCTTCTAAACAATCAACAACAAAGTGTAAATTAACATGAATAAACATTAACCTGGCAGTGTAAGGTTGACCAGGAATTCTAAAATTAGTATCTTCACTTTTGTTTTCAAGAACATCTTTAAAACATTCAAACATTTGGTTTTCTACCAAATACCCTAATTGAGGATCTCCTTTTTCTTCATCTTTATTATAATCTGATACTCTAAAAGGGATAATACAAACTGAAGGATCTGTTGAAAATTGAGTAGGATAAGTAAAACAATAAGTCTCTTTATAATTTTGATCAAATTTTATAAGAGGAGTTTTATTTCCTTCTTTATCCTTTGAGTAAATTAATAAATTTTCTTCAATATACCTTAAAATATGATATAATTTTACATATTGGTAAGGTGAATTTTTAGACTCAACGGTTACAGTACTTGCATAACTTGAACCATTACTTCCACTTTTAGTCCTTCTAGCTCTTCTTTGGGGTTTAATTACTAATTGTTCTTTAGGGTCAAAAGGAGTTTCATCTTCATTTTTATAAGTAGAATCTCCATAAACTTGAATTTGGGGTAATTTTTTTGGATTGTATTGGGGATCAATACAATTATAAGTGTTAACTTTAGCTCCTTTAGACTCATTCTTTTTTAGTTTATCATAAACCTCATAAAGATATTTATGTAACTGAGATTTATCTTTGTTGGCTATTAAACTTGTACTTAAAGCTTCTTCAGCTTCAGTTTCTACAGTGTAAGTGGTTTTTGGTGCATTATCAAATCCACTTTCACCTGCTACAAGTCCTACACTTGCTAATGCTTTAACATCGGCACTACTTAAGGATTGAACAAAATTTGAATAAGCAGTTCTATCAGCTGTACCTCCATTGTTATCCTTTGTTCCCGTAATATTAGCCCCACTAGATACTGTAGCTAAAAAATTACCGGCATTTCTACTAAGTTTATCACCTATTCTTTTTGCGCGGGTTAGAAAATTAGCTTGTTCTTTATTTTCTCGGGTAGTTCTAGCAGCCTCTGTTTCTGGTTGTCTCTCTGGGGTTCCTGGGGTAGATTCTGGTGGGGGTTCTGTTCCGAAGGGAGATGAACCTATTGCTGTAGATCTATTAATAGTTAGGGATTCAATTACATCTCCTATAGAGATAATATCTACGGTAATGCTATAGCTATTATCTTCTTCGAAAGACCATTTAAAATTAACTATCTTTCCAAAAAAACCATCATAGTTCCCACAAGTAGTAGCAGTATGAGAATTAATAAGAGCTAGAATATTGTTTTGGTTAACATCATCTTTAAAAAAATTACTAAAAGCTGGGGTATTAAATGTAGCTTGTTCGTATTTTTTAGATGATACATCAATATCATTGTGGGTATAATATAGAGTATGACCCCACTCAACTAATACAGTAAACCCAGGGTGCATGTAAAGAGCTTCAATAATATCAAACTGCTTTTTACTATTTGCCTTAAGTTTTAAAGATGCTTTTCTAAAAGAACCCCTGTTATAAGTTTTAATATCTAAAGATTCAATGCCTGGAGGAGGAACTAATCCAACTTGTTGGTTGTCACCAGCAAAACCATAAACATTTTTAAAAATATTATCGGGATTTCCATCATATAGTCCTGAGGGTTGGATTAATTTTCCTTCATTGTCTAATCGAGATACACCGTTATAAAGAATAAAATTTTTAGCTAATAAATCCCCCTGAAAGTTTTTACTTCCTGTTAGTGCTTCACTTTTTTCGGGTGTAGAAATATTGACTGATGATACTGCTCGTATCCAAGCTGTATTGTTATTAGACCATGTTAAAACTTCAGGTTCTCTAATTTCTAGCCCTAATAATTGCTGCCTTAGATCAACTTGGGTTTTAACAAATTTTCTTGGATTACTTCCTATAAGATTTCCCATTATACAACTCCATTTATTTGATCAAATTTAAGAAGGATATTTGTGACATCCAAGGGTACTCTAATTTGAGTTCCAATGGGGACGTAAAAAGAATTTTGAGGTAAATTAGGATTAGCACAAGATATAATCCACCATAAAGAAGGATCTCCATATATTTGGTTAGCTAATAAATCTAATCTATCCCCTTCTTGCATTATAAAATATAAATCAGTTGAAGAAAAGGGAATTGAAGGATATTTAGGGGAATAATAATAAGAATTCCCTTGACCTATTGAATTTTGTGGTATTTTTGAATATCTGTTCATAACTTATTATGCGAATGGGGGAGTTGGATAATTAGTTCCTTGAGATGCTTGGGATTGAGCTAAAGTAGGTACTGTAACAATAGATGATGAAGAAGATTTTGGTGCTCTTATAGTACCATCTTTAATTAAATCACTTTGTTTAGTATCAGAGTCCCAATTATCATATCCAATAAATTTAGATCCTTTTTGTGGTACAAAGTTATGGATTGGTTTAAATTCAAAACTATCAACTGTAATCACATGCGGCAATTGAGCAATATTTTTATCTTCTTTACCATTATTTAATTTAGCAATTTCCCAAGGAGAGTTTGGATCAATAGTAAGACTTAATCCTCCTAATACACCAGGAACATCTACTAAATAGTCTCCTACAGTTAAATAAATTAAACTTCCTCTCATAAAACCATTAGAACTATAATCTGGGGCTGTTAGTGAAGCTAAATAAGTAAGTTTTTCATATAGTGTTCTTTGTTCTTGGCGAGATTGAACAGCTACTTTAAAACTTAAACTATTAGAACGACTAAAACCACCATATCTATAAAATGCTTCTCCTCTACCAACAAATTTTTGGTCAGACCACTCTGCGCTGAATGAGTCAGAGAAACTTTCTAAAAATGCTCTAAAGTGAATATGAGTAAATTGTGAAGGATTATCGTTATCTACTACTTTAATTTTAAACTTTATAAAATCTGAAGGGATGTCGCCTGATATTTCTTTTGATTTTGCTACAGAATCAGGGGCCGTATACAAATTAACCAAAGCCATTTTATCGGCTGTGGAAGATAAGGGAGCAATGTTTTGTATAGGAGTTGTATCATTAACATTTAAGTTAATCGCATCTTTTTTATCGTAAACTACATTATAATGTTTTCTACTCCTTACAATAGAAGTTCCTAATTTATTATCAGTTCCAGGAACTTTACCTCTAAGAAGAGGATTAGTACCATCCCCGGGACTACCTAATTGATAAACATCAGTTTGACCAGCTTTTAGTCTATTAGCTGCTCTAAAATCAGTAGGACCAGGTTCAGGGTAAGTGAAAATTTCCCTGATGTTGGGGTTAAGAAATGAAGGAATGTGTCCTATTCCAGGAATATTAAGTAATTCTTGGGCACCAACTGCTAGAGGATTCCACACCGCTGTAGGTTCAGATAATAATCCTAAAGCTACTTGTTTAGCTTCAAATACTAATCCTGTACTAGTTTGGGTATACAGTTTATATAAACGTTCTACATCATCTAAAGCTGTTCCTGGGTTTAATAGGGCATTTCTAAAACCGAAGGTGTTACCAACGGTCATACCATAGTCTCCTGTACTTTCGTCTCCGATTTGATCTAAAAAGGTTTTATCCTTACCCGGAATATCTTTTACGATAAACGGTTGTTTACTAGAACCCCCGTTGGGTCTATCCATACCAAAAGGAACGGATGTTAAATCAGTTTTTAGATCTAATAAAGGCATTCTTTATTATTGAGGAAGATTACTTAAATATCCTGCAGGAGTTACTCCATTATTGAGGTCTAATTGAGTAGAATTCAAGGAATTAACTAAGTTAGCAGGAGTGTATCCAGCAGGAGTTACTCCGTTATTAACGTCTAATTGAGTTGAACCTAAAGAATTAACTAAGTTAGCAGGAGTGTATCCTGAAGGTGTTGCTCCATTGTTAATGTCTAACTGAGTAGAATTCAAGGAATTAACCAAGTTAGCAGGAGTATATCCAGAAGGGGTAGCACCATTCAATCCTAAGTTTGTTTGGTTTAATGAATTAATTAAGGCCATAGTTTTTTATATTAAATGTTTTGTTATAAATATTAAATTATTGCATTCTGTATGCTGAAATTCCTAATGCTGTACCTACTTTATTACCATCTAAAGTTACTGTGCCTTCTTTAGCTGCTAATCGTTCCATAACCATACGTAATGCTCTAAGTTCATTTAATACATCGGCACTACCTAAACTTACTGCACCCTTAGGAGCACTTACAACATCGTCTCCAAATAAATTAGTACCAGCAATTACTGTATCTTTGTCATTTAATTGAACAGCACCCTCAGGACCAAATAATGTACGTTTACCATATCCTGGACGAGAAACCATATCATCCCCAAAGGTATTTAATACTAATTTACCTAATGAAGGGCCCCCTACGTAATCTGAAATAGCACTTCCAAGCATTCTGCCTAAAGCATCACCTCCTGTATAAGCTAATGTTGAAAGCAACCAACCGGGAATACCTACAGCTTGCAAACTTGAAACACCAGCGGCTGCTAATGATCCTCCTAATAAACCTAAACCACTACTAATAATAGTTCTACCAATTTCAGATTCAGTTTCACCACGAGTTAATCCTCCTTCTTTCATGATAGCATTAACATCTTGACCCGCAAATAAAGCTTCCATAAGAACTCCTAAAACTGGGATTTTGCCAAAAAGTTTTTTCATAAAAGTACCTACAGGACCTTTAGCAGCTTTAAACATAGGTTTAATTTTACTTCCTATATTTTTAGCAAACCAATCTTTTACTTTTTTCATACCCCAATCACTGGCATTGCTTATAGCTTTACCAGCATTTCCTACTAAGTTTTTAGCACCTTTATAAGCTTTAGAAGCTGTAGATTTGATACCACTCCACATTTTTCCAAAAAATCCTTGTTGGGCTTTTGGTTTTGGTTTTGGTTTTGGTTTTGTTTTTGGTCCTTGAGATCCTTTTGATCCTTTTGATCCTTTTGATCCTTGAGCTTCTGCTTCTGGTCCTTTGTTTCCAAGTCCCATTAAAGCCATGGGGGTCATTGATAAAGCCATATTACCGGCACCTGCCGCTACGCTTTTTATTGAATCCCACCAACTTGTTTTTTTCTCTGTTGTTTTCTTAAGGTCTTTAGCAACTTTATCAGCGGCTGATTTAGCATCTTTATCGTTTCCTAATTCTCTTTTAACTTCACCAGCTAAAGCATAGGCCTTAGCTTGAGCTAAATTATCACCTGTATATTTTGTTCCTCTATATTCTAAAGTAACTTTTTTAGATGTATCATCTTGAGATACTTTACTATAGGTTTCAATAGAGGCTTCTATAGCTTTTTTCTTGGCATCTTTATCTTTTTTAGCTTGGGCTGCTGCCGCGGCTACAGCCGCACCTGCATCTACACCACCACCTTGTTGTTCTTCTTCACCTCCTGAAAATGCTCCGGACAGTGCTTGCATTCCAAATCCTAATCCTAGATTTAAAAGCATTGCCCCAGCATTCCCTCGTAGTCTTGGTTTAAATCTACTACGAGTAGTAGGTTTAGGGGTTTTATTAGATTTATAACGTCTATCAAGTGTACCATCTTTTTTTCGAGGACCGCTAGTGTTGGAAGGACCGGATGAAGTCGAAGGACCATACATCATATCGGATGCTGACTGATTCATACCAGGTACTCCTCCTGCAGGCATATTAGTTACTCTTACAAATGAAGGATTAAAGGATGTTGCTCCTCTTTCAAACATTTTACCTAAACCTGGGAATATGAATTCTAATGTTTTTTTAGCAGCAGCTCCTGCAATAAATGAAGTTAACAATGTTTTAAACATTGGATTTTGGAGCAACTTATCAAACATTTTGACAATTACAAGCACAGCTTTTCTACCGGCTTCCATTCCTTCTTTTAAAGCTCTAAATGTTTCAGAATTTTTAAGTTCTTTAAAGAAATTATATGCTTTTCCTATAAATGATTCGGGATTAGTTAAGTCACCTCCTGTCAATATAGCTCTTACATCACGTAAACCTTTATTAATAAAACCTGATTGAGGGTCAAAAACTGCTTTGAACACTCCATGTATTTTACCTCCCTCTTGGGTCATCATCTGAAGCATACCCACAATATTTTCTTTTATATCTTCAAATATTTTCTTGGTTTCATCATTCATCCACCAAGCTTCAAATTGACCCCCAAACAATTCCATTATTGGTTCCTTGATAGAAATCATGAAACTGTCAACCCAATCTCCAAAGCTTTTGAAAGCAGCACCAAATTTTCCTAATCTTGCTGCTAAACCTCTTTGTCTCATTTCTTCGGATTCAGCCATAGTTGCCGCTCCTTTTCGAATATCTGCTCCTTTTTGTAAACTATTATTTAAGTCTCCTTGAACAGTAGTCATTGTTCGGTTAGCATCCAAAATAGATGATACTTTGTCTTCACTAATACCTAAAGTTTTAGTGATAGCATCCATAATAAATTGGTTGTTTGAAGCATCACCTCCAATTTGCTTGGTAATACGAGCAATTTCTTTATTTAATCCAGCAAAGTCACGTGTTGCTGCTAATTCTCTTGCTTTGGTAAGATCAATATCTTTACCAGTTAATAATCTTAATTCTTGTTCAGATGAAATACTTTCTTCTAAGTTTAAGAATCCTTTAGCAGAATCTAAAGCATCTTCTAATTCTAAACCTAATTTTTTAGATGAAAGAACGGCAGCTATAATTGCATCTTTTGAACCTCCTAATGCTCTTTGAATATTACGAGAAGTTTTATTCACAGCTTCAAATGCTACTTTTTGACTAACTGCTATATTTTGTGATTTAATTTGAGCTGCAATTTGGTTATTCATCTCGTCAACAACCGTACCGGCATCTTCACCTAAAATTTTAGCATATTTTTGTGCTGCCGCTAAAGATTCAGCAGAATAACCAGCATAAATGTTTAATTTAACAAATCTATCTAAGGTTTTACCTGATAGTTGTTCTGTGGAGTTCATAGCATTGTAAATACCTTCTATAGCAGATGCGGCTTGACCCGATGTAGGACCTAATCCTGCTACTTGACTATATAATTTACCGGCTGCTTCTTGGCTTAAACCAATGTTTCGAGCTAAACCTTGCATTTCCCCAGAAGTAACTTGAGCTACCTCCATGTACTTATCTTTAGCTTCTTTACCCATATCGATAAACTTGCGAACAACTTTACCAACTAGTCCAAAAGCTCCTTTAACTAAACTAACTGCCCCTTTAATCATAACTAAAGGATCAAATAAATGTTTAATTAAAGATTTACCTAAAAATGCAAAAGTAGAACCTAAAATTTTAAATTTAGAACCAAGCCCTCCAGCATTTCCCTTAGCGTCAACTATTTTTTTAGCCATAGCTGCAGCTCTATCTTGAGCTTCTTGAAGGGTATCAGCTATTCCATCAAAACCTAATTTTCCAGCTAACTTTCCAATACCTTTAATAGCAGAACCTGTGAGTCCCATGGTTTGGCTAATATCCTTAGAATATTTTAACTGGGCTTGCATTGAATCTTCAACTTCTTTGTTGTATGATTCAATTTTAGCTAATTCATTTTTTAATTGTTTAGCGTTTCCAACACCACTTCTTTCAGCTATTTCAATTTGATTTTTTAATGCTTGGATTTTAGCTGTGCGGTTTTGGATTTCAGCTGTAATATCTTTATAGGTTAGAATACCTTTATTAGCTTTTTCTTGGTTTCTAACCAATACGTCTGTAGACTTAGCTAAGCTATTAATTGTACCTGTAACGTCTTTGGCTAAGGTTTTGGCAGAGTTTTGTCCTGCTGTTAAAGCTTGGGCAAAAATATCACCAATGTTGGATGCAATACTTCTAAGAGCATCTTCAACCACTACTTGGGTTTCATCTGCAATCTTTTTTATTCTTTCTCCTTCGTTTTGCTTTGCCATGTTTTAATCAGGTCAATGTATATGGTATAAATATTGGAAGGCGTCATTTTCTTGACGCCTTCGCAATGTAATCAGGAACAGTTTGTTGTGGTTTTGATACTGCACCTGCAGCTTTCATATTTGCAATGGATTGTTCAGCTACGTTTTGGGATGAATTTTGATTATTTTCTTTTTCATACCACTCAACAAGCTTATGCCACGTAAATTTTCTAAGCCATAAAGGCATATTATACACGCTCACCCAATCATAGCCGCCTTTACCATGAAATACTATCTCGTGAATTTGTGTAAATACGTCTCCTCTATAAACTAGAGCTTCCTCAGGCGTCAGGGAAAAAAAAGTTGGCTCCCAGGGGTAATGTAATAATTTGATCTTCCCCACCTACATTGATACTAATATCCATATCAATATCTGGTTGGATATCTCTAACATATTCTCTTAAAGCTTTTGAATCTCTAGCTAACATATAGTTATCAATGAAATCACGAACACTTTTAGGACTATTATCCCCATTTACAGAAGTAATAATATACTTTAAACGGGTAGTAAGTTCAGGAACATCATTTTTATTGATTTTCTTTAAACCTTTAAGTTCTTGTTCAATTTTCTTTTCAAGACCTCCATTAATTAACTGGAAAGTTACTTCTACTTTAGAAGCAGGAAGTACATAGGTAAATTCATTTTTACCTTTAGTAAACAATTCTAAATTAAGTTGTTTATTTTCAATTGTAGTTAAATCAATTGTATGTTCTTCACCATCATACTCGAAAGTATAATCTTTACCATATCCTAAAATACGAGAAGCAATTAAGATAGCGTTTTTATCACCAATAAAAATATCATCATAATTAACCTTAGTTACAATTAGGGACTGCAATAGTTTATCTAATACAATACCTTGAGAAATGTAATTTTGGTTAGTTAAAATGTCTTCTTCTTTGGCAGTCATGTACTTCATTTCAATAGTACCTCCTGACAATGGGTGACCTTCGGGATAGAGTAAACCTTTAGAGGGCAACTCTACAGTTTCGGTAGGAAACTGGAATGAGTGAACTGTTGGGTCCTTAACTAGTGAAGGAGTTGGTTCAACAACTTGTGGATTTTCTTGTTCCATAGATTTTATTAATTAATAACTATTATCGATAATACATATACAATATAAAAAAGAGCTTGACATAAGCCAAGCTCTCTTTAAAAAAATCGCAAAATTTTCTTAGTAATTCAATACGCAGTAATCCATACCTAACACTACTGTTAAGTTTTGGGCAGCTGCTTCGTTATCCCAGTTGTATTCACCGAATTCAGCTGATTTAATGAAGGAACCTTTAATAACCCATTCTGATACTTTGTCACCTACAGGACCTAATACGTTAATAGTTACATCTTTCTTATAGAAATCTGAATAACCATCACGGCCAGTTACTGATTCGTGGTGTAAACGTACCCATTCCATTACTGCTTGAGCACCTGAAGGAGTGATAGGATCGAATAAAGTTAATGTTAAGTCATTCCACTTCAACTTACCTTTAATTTTTCTATAGGTGTTGATATGATTGAGTACAATTTCTTCCTGCGAGAAGCCGACAGATGAGATTGCTTTGATAGTATACGATGGAATACCGTCTACATACATGATAAATCTATTCTGTACTTTCGGTTCGAAAGCTGTAAAGAAAATTTCGTTGGGATCTAATACTGCCATTTTGCGTTATAATTAATGTGTTTTATTATAAATATTCAATTTTTAAACTTTTATGATGGGAAGCTAACTCCAGTTGGCAACACGTTGAAATCTAACAAAATGTATTCAGCTGTTTTAGTAGGTTGTAAGTAAATTTGACCTACTAACTGATTTCTGTCGATTACGTCTGCTGTGTTATTGCTATCATCCATAATTACTTTAAATGCATACAAACCTTGACGTTGTTGTACTGATTGTAAGTAAGGATTAACTTGGCTTAAGAATGCATTTCTAGTAGATGCGGTATTTTGTTCAAATACTAAATTATCAGATACTTGAGAAATGTAAGATTTAAGTTCAATTAACAATCTTCTAACATTGATACGGTCAAGTGCAGTTGCTTTAGTCTGTAATGTTTTCTGACCAAATACTACTGTTCCAGCTCCAGGGAATGAAGCGATCGGGTTTACTTTTCCTTGATATAATGTATCTCTATCAGATTGAGATAATTTTCTTTCAGGACGTACTACTGTAGCTAATCCACCTCTATTCAAACCAGCAGGTGCGAACCAAGCTTCACCTACTTTATCGTTGTAAGCATATACTCCAGGGATCATTGTTGAGACAGGAACCCATACTAAGTTGCCTGATTCAGGATCTGTGGTTTGTAACCAAGGAGCGTAAGTAGCAGCGTAGCTAGAATTATAAGCTCCGGCATTGGAAGTCATTGTGTTTAATGTAGCACCGTAAACTGCAGGATCTACAACAGCAATTGCATCACCTCTTTCTTGAACCATATTGATCAATGAAGTAACAACTGAAGAAGCTTGACCGATAATCAAACCAGGAGCTGTGATTGAATTAAATTGATATTCATCAGCATTGCTCAATAAGTTAATTGATTGAGTATAGTCAGCTGCTCTAACACCTTGTAAGTTATTAGCACCTGTAATGTTTTGGTAGTACAAATCACTTCCATGAGTAATAGTACCAGTAGCTCCTGCAAATGAGCCACTTGCTACTTTAGGTAATGAACCAGTAAATGCAGCTTTAGCATTTCCGTTATTATCAAAATAGTTAGGAGTATTACTTACTTGAGAAACGTATACGTAATTTGATTTAGCAGGATATGAACCAGAAACTTTAACATAAGGAACTGCGTCTGAAGTATCAACTACTGAATAAGAATCACCAATTACTTTAGAGATATAGTTATCAGCATAAGGGTCAAGTGATAAGTTAGCCCAAGTTTCTAATACAGTTTTTTCGTTTGTAGTGTCATCACCTCTTCTAATCAACAAGTTGAATGTGCCTGAAGATGTGTTGTTAGAAACAATTTCCCATCTTAAGTTATCGGATGAACCACTTACTAAAGCTCCGTTAGTTTCAGAACCAGAACTGTTCATGATAACACCCTGACCAAATGTTTTTAAAGTAAATGAAGTTACGTCAGCGTCGCTACCAGTAATTACAGTTGAAGTTGCTGATGTGAATGAGCCACTTGCTACTCTTGTTACTAACAATGTAGTACCACCATTTGAGAAATAGTTGTAAGCTGAAATTGAGGTTAAAAATGATTTAACTTCACTCCCGCTTGTAAAAGTAGTACCGAATTTGTTTACGTATTGACTATAAGAGGTAACCAATGTAGGAATGCCAACTGGTCCTTTTACTGTAGGACCAAGAATAGCGGCACCAGCTTGAATCGGTTGTGATGTGATAGCCGACATGTCGTTCTCTCTAGCTAATACACCCGGTGATAATAATGTTTCTGCCATTTTGATTTAGGTTATGTTTTGTTATAAATATTATATTTTTTTTTAAAAGTCAATTTAAGCTAAAATTGTTTTTTTAACTAAATTGTATTTTTCCCTATAAATAAATATTATAACTTTTATCAAAAATGTAAAACTTTTTTTACAGAACTAATTACTTTTGCAGGAGTAATAGATTTAGTACATTCAAATTGGCGGGGTGTGTCTTTATGATCAGGACACCATTCCCAATCACCAGGATTTAACCATTCACGATTAAAACATCCGCTGCAAAATCCTTTAGGGGCACCAATACGCTCACAGTCTTCAAATTCAGTATGTTCTTCACTAAATCCTGAAATTAAAACAACAGGAGTTCCAATAGCCCATGCTAACCAAGATAAACCACTACCAACACCAATAAAAGCTTCGGCATGTTTAATTTGGTTCATTCTTACTTCAATAGGTTTATCACCGGTTTCATCAATTACATTTTGTAAAGTACCTCCTAATTTAGAATCGTGCCAATCATCATTTAAGGGTTCATGTGTAATCATCATTACCTTATAACCCTCTTCATTCAATTCATCAATTACTTTTTGCCAACCACCGGGGTAATTCCAATACTTAGCGTGAGCTGAAGCATGAGGTGCAATTACAACATATTTTTCTTCAATAGGACGTCCTGTATCTTTAAAATTAACTCTGGGTTTGATTTCTTTATAGTTTAGTCCTAAAATATCAGTTGCGGTAGCTTGTAAAGGAATTGGTTTAAAATCACGAGGTACTCTATCTTTATTAAAGGTTCTATCATCATTATAAAACCAACCAATTCCATACATTGCATATAAATCAAATACTTCTTTTCCGGGTTCTATAAATTCAAGTTCAGGATATAAATCTTGAAACCATTCATTTTTAAAAGTTGATACTATAACATGGCAACCCCAAACTTTTTTAAATTCTTCAATATAAGGAAACCAAGCTAAAGTATCTCCAATAGCTGATGAATCTAGATGAATATAAACTCGTTTACCTTTAGCATCATAATTATGTTCAAATACTAATTCATTAGTTTCTTTATCATAAACTTTAATACCCCAATTTGTAAAATATTTACGATTAGTTCGAGTCCACATATTGTTTGTAATCACAGTATCATGGATAATTTCATTATTAGAATTATCTGTAATTATAACTCTATAATTTTTTTTCTGACTACCTGAAACTTCAACAAATGCTCCTTCAATAAAATTAATGTTAAAAGTATTACCTAAAGTTTTAATAGGCAATCTAAGGTTTACTAAGGTGTTGTATTCTTGTATTAATTCTTTTTTCATAACACTTGATTATAAATGTTTATTAAATCTTTTGTTCTATTTTCCCAACTAAAATCTTTACCAGTTTGAATTGCTGATTTGGTGTAGTGATCCCATTGGTTTAAAATATCATTTAAACCTTCTTCCATACGGAATATATTGCGAGGAGCTCTCCACATTCCAAAAAAATCAGTTTCCATTTCAATCCATCCTATAATAGGCAAACCACAAGCTGCTGCTTCTAATAATGTAAGGTTAGGATGACCCGCTTCTAATTCTGAAGGATGTAAGAAAATATCATGGTTCCAGTAAATTTGTCTTAATTCTAAATTTGAGGGTTCCCAAATAAATTTAAGTTTGGGGTAATTTAAAACCCATAAATTTTCATTTATCCAATTTTCATTGTTTTTAGGACCTACAATTGTAATAGGCAAATTACGTTTCATAGCTAAACCTACACCATAAGCAAATCCTTTTCTATCATGTCCATTTTTACCACCCATACCATTATTAGCTAACATAAGTAGTTTTGGTTCAATAGGTCTAGGTTTAGATATAGTTTTAGGATAAAAATCATTAGTATTTACTCCATGTGGAAAATAAACACATTTAGGGTGTTTAAAATAATCTACTAACCATTTAGCAGGCATAAGTGAAATTAAAGAACCTTCAATAGCTTCTAAATTTTCTTTATAAACATGAGAATCTTCACCATAATACATTACATGGTGATCATGTAATTGATAGATATAGGGTATGCCACGATGTTTAAGATCAATTGCTAAATTAGCTACATGACAATGGACAATATCAAACTCACCAAGGTTTATATACCCCCCAAGACGATGAGTAGATTCATGGCCTAATTTTCTTTGGTTTACTTCAAATTCCCAAATAATTTTTTCAATAGCCCCCCAGTTTTTAGGAGGAATATCTAAACCACAAGCGGGATCTACATGGCAAATTTTCATAGGTTTTTATTTTTAGCGTAAATCATACCTAAGTTATAATCTTTATGAATATGTTCAAAATTAGTTGCAAAGTTATTTTTACTAAACATTTCTAAGATTTCAAATATTTTATAATAATTTTCATATATGTCATGAACTTCAATAGCAAATTGATTTATTCGAGAAATTTCTTGGGGTGTAGCGTTTAATAATAAAGGATATTCCCAATATTCGATATCAATCTTACAAAAATCAACTTTACTTAATTTAAACTGATTGAAAATAGTTGTAAAATTATAATGGTTTGGTTCTATTCTATCACTAACAAATCCTTTTATAGTTGTTACTTTAGGATTATTACAAAAATTTAAATCTAAACAATTATAATAATTTTCAGAACATTCAAAAGAATAAACATGATGTGCTCCTTTATTTAAGGCATATTTTGTAAAACTTCCAACATTAGCTCCTAAATCTAAAACAATATCATAAGGACGAATTTGCAACCCATGACGATCGTATTCATGTTCTTCCCAAATTTCTTTTTTTACATTGATAAGCCAATTTTCATCCACATCTTGTGGAAAATAAAACCCTTCGATTACTTTAAAACTGTTCATTCTGCTGCGTAAATTTCAGGGCTATTTTCATCCATTCCTTTAAATTCTTGTTCAATAATACTAAATCCTGGGAGGTGTTTAGTATAAATTTTTTCGGCTGTGCCTACTTTAAGTTGAGCAACATTACAAACCCACATATCAAAAGCATCCCAAGGAGTATTTTTAACCATATATTGAAGATAACTAATTTTATCTTTATTAATTAAATATGATTGAGCTGGGATGAATGGTGTTACATTTGTATAAATGTCTTCAACTTTAGGTCCATTTAAGTTACGGTTGTTAGATGGATTTCCAAATCCAATAATATCTTGGTCTTGTTCTCTTGCAATTCTAGAAAAACGAATTAATGAATTATATAATTCTTGATAATCTGAATCAATAATAACATCACCTTCAAAAATCAAAACATAATCATAATCTTTATTATCTTCAGCTAAAATAGCATTAGTATGAGCTAAATAACAACCATAATGACCCGGGGCTAATTTATAATAACCAGGAACATCTTGAACATCATCTGGGCGATTACAAGTATCTGTTGGTGGGATATCTTTATAAATTTCATTTATACGTTGTTCGTATTTAATACCGGTTTTCTCACAAAAGTCAAATACACTTTCTATTGAACGAATTTCTTTAGGATTAGAATTAGGTTCAGTAACTAGATGCATCAATTTAATTTTTGGTTTATTATTAAATTGAAGTTTATATTCAAATGTACCATTTTTTTCTAATTCATTATTATAGTAGTTATTATCTACAATAACTTCTTTAGATTCAATAAATTCCTTAGTATCTAAATCATATAAATCCCACTTAACAATATAAGTACTTTCAAAATCAAATTGAACTAAATCATAGGTATAGAATTTACTTTTAACCTCAAATTTAGCTTCATTAATAATAACACCATTTTTAATTAAAGTATAATTAATAAAACGACTATCATTATTGTTTGAAATTTGAACAAATGGGGCAAAATGTCCTGGGATATTAGAGATAGGTAATACTGTAAAATATTCTACTCGCGAATAGTCTTGGTGGAAAAAGGTTTTAGTACATTCTTCTTGAAATTTATCTCTATCTTCCCAATGAACATTTGTACTATTTTTAAATCCATGATACATTAAGTTTTCTAAACCATTAGATTCAGAACCCCACTCATGCATTAAAGCATCATACTGTTCGGCAGTATCAATTTTAGGTTTTTGTAAGAAAAATTCAGGACGAATACCTAAAAACCAAGTTGTAATTTGATCTCCTTCTGATGCTTGATCTTTACCAAAAAAAGCATCTTTATAGTTTAATACAGAACTAATTTTGTTTACATAAGATACATCTTGTAAAATATAATCATAGTTAAGAAAATATACTTTTTTAATTCCTAACCCTTGTGCTAAAGCAGCACCATTATAATAATTTGTATAACAAGTAGGACCATGATAAACATCATTATCTTCACCTCTTAAATTGATATGAGCATTACAATCATGTTGATTAGTCCACGAATTAGTATAAAATGTATGCTTTGTTAAAATGTTATGATTATCATTAATTGAATAATCTACAATATCATCTAATTCTTTAGGAATAGGAATATGCGAGGTTAAAATAACTTTACGACCTGTTGCTTTAATAGCTTGAATACACTCTTTAGTAGTATTAATAACTGCTTGGGTAACAGGGTATGTAGAAATAATAAATGCTTCTTCTTCAGGATTAACATCTAATGCTTTATAAACAATCTCATCATTTAAACCTAAAAGTGATTCAATAGTTTTAGCATTTTTTTCTTTATTGTTAAAATCAAGATAATTTACATTATCGAATTGATCCCAATAATTCATATACACTGGGAGGTTGTAAATAAGTAGTTCCATGTTCCATGAAATAGATTCACGGATTACCAAAGGCATGGTTTCTTTATCTGTGTTTGTGCCTCGAGAGGTAAACAAAAATAAATCCATTGCCTTGTAAAAATTATCTACATCTTTACGTTCATTCCACCAAGTTACGTTTGGTGGAACATCTTTCATTAAAGGTTCCCAATACCATTTGAAGTTATCTGCCTGATTGCCTACACTATGAAATTGAATATCAGGGAGCATTCGAGCATATTCAAAAAATTCTGCTTGATTTTTACGAGGTGTAAATAAACCAACATGTAAAACATGTTTTTTATTTGGATCTAACCCTAAAGCACGTAATGCTTCTTCACGATTAGGACGTTCTTTATACTCGATAGGATAATAAACTACTTTTTTAGGGACATCAATATCTTTATATTGTTGTACTTGCCATTCTGAGACAAATAAGAATTTATCAGGGAAGAATGATTTTTTAGTAGTATCATATGATGAATCGTGGGATGTTTCTACAAGAAAATAAGGTCGATCTTGCCTGTATAGTGTTGACGCAATTTCATGGTCCATAAAATATTCAGGAATTTCCTCTAAATGTATAATATCGGGTTTAATGCGATTAACAATGTTAAGAAATTCCGATTTATCTTCACCTAATACAAAAAAACGTTCAGCAGGAATCATATTCTGTAAACGTTCTCTTTGAACAATTAAAACTCCCCCTGTTAAATTATCCCATTCAACAAGATAGATTTCAAAATCATCTTTAATTAATTCAATTTTTTTAGTAAGATATTGTGGAAGTCCGCCTGTCGACAAATGGGGTGCAACACACAGTAATTTTTTCATAGACTATTTTTAAAATATAACAATAATATAATAACTTATTTATAAATATCCAAGCTTTATTATAAGTTCCAAGCAGGAACCCAATAATCAGTACCTCCGATATTAAACACTAACCAACCATATGCTGTTAAACCTGTATTATCAGGAACTTGTGCATCTCTAAACCCGTTAATTGAAGGGATATTTGAGGCTGGAGTTGGGGTTGCAGAAGCTCCACCACCACCACTAGTACCAGATGTACCAGCTTTACCTGAAGTACCTGCAGTACCTGTTTTACCTGAAGTTCCACTTGTGCCTGAAGAACCTATAAATGAAGTACCATTTGTTCCTGATGCTCCTGAAGTACCTGCTGTACCATTTGAACCAGATGTACTTGAACCACCTGAATTACCACCATTACCATTTGTACCGGAAGATCCAGCAGTTCCTGAAGTTGCACTTAATCCTGAGATACCGCTAGCTCCTGCGGCTCCAGTTGAGCCTGAAGTACCACTTGTACCTGCTGTACCACTTCCTCCTCCTTTACCTGAAGTTCCGGTTGAACCACTTGTACCTGAAAGACCTGAAGTGCCGTTTGTTCCTCCTTTACCACTTGTTCCTGAAGAACCTGAAGTAGCAGATTGACCTGAAAGACCATTAATACCTGAAGTACCTGTTGAGCCCGAAGTACCTGAAGTACCACTAGTTCCTGAGTTTCCTGAAGAACCTGATGTTCCGGATTTTCCTGAGGTGCCGTTTGCTCCATCTTTACCTGAAGTGCCACTTGAACCTGAAGTACCGCTTAGGCCTGAGGTGCCATTTGCTCCGTCTTTACCTGCAGTACCACTTGAACCTGAAGTACCGCTTAGGCCTGAGGTGCCGTTTGCTCCGTTTTTACCTGCGGTTCCACTTGAACCTGAAGTACCGCTTAGACCTGAAGTACCATCAGCTCCTACTTTACCGGAGGTTCCTGATGAACCAGAAGTTGCACTTAAAGCTGCTAAACCAGCAATACCACTTGTACCTGTAGAACCTGAAGTACCTGAGGTGCCTGAAGTGCCACTGCCTCCTCCTTTACCAGCAGTTCCAGTTGAACCGCTTGTACCTGAAAGACCTGAAGTGCCACTTGCTCCATCTTTACCGCTGGTACCTGATGAACCACTAGTTCCTGAAGTGCCTGAAGTACCACTTCCTCCTCCTTTACCTGCGGTTCCACTTGAACCTGAGGTACCTGATAAACCTGAAGTACCGTTTGCTCCATCTTTACCCGAAGTACCGCTAGAACCTGAGGTACCTGAAAGACCTGAAGTGCCGTTTGTGCCGGATGTACCTGCAGTTCCTGAAGTTGCACTTAATCCTGAGATACCGCTAGCTCCTGCAGCTCCAGTTGAACCTGAAGTACCTGCAGTACCTGAAGTACCTGTTTTACCTGCGGTTCCTGTTGAACCACTAGTTCCAGATAAACCTGAAGTACCATTTGTTCCTCCTTTACCTGAGGTGCCTGAAGAACCAGAAGTTGCACTTTGGCCTGATAATCCAGCTATGCCACTAGTTCCAGTAGAACCTGCGGTACCTGAGGTTCCACTTGTTCCACTATTTCCTGAAGAACCTGATGTTCCTGATTTTCCTGAGGTACCATTTGTCCCATCTTTACCTGAAGTACCGCTAGAACCCGAGGTACCTGAAAGACCTGAAGTACCACTAGTTCCGTCTTTACCTGAGGTTCCAGTTGAACCGCTTGTACCTGATAAACCTGAAGTACCATTTGTTCCTCCTTTACCTGCAGTTCCTGTTGAACCACTAGTTCCAGATAAACCTGAAGTACCATTAGCTCCATTTGAACCTGAAGAACCTGTAGTTCCTGATGTAGATGATTGACCTGATAAACCAGCAATACCTGAAGTACCTGTAGATCCAGCTGTGCCCGAAGTACCGCTTGTTCCACTATTTCCTGATGAACCTGATGTTCCTGATTTTCCTGAGGTACCGCTAGTTCCGTCTTTACCTGAGGTTCCGGCTGAACCTGAAGTGCCTGATAAACCTGAAGTACCACTAGTTCCATCTTTACCGCTAGTACCAGTTGAACCACTTGTTCCTGAAAGACCTGAGGTGCCACTAGTTCCAGAATTTCCTGAAGAACCACTTGTACCTGAAAGGCCTGAAGTACCGTTTGTTCCTCCTTTACCACTTGTTCCTGAAGAACCTGAAGTAGCTGATTGGCCTGATAGTCCTGCTATACCACTGGTTCCAGTAGAACCTGCGGTACCTGAAGTTCCTGAAGTACCGGATTGTCCTGTAGAACCTGAAGAGCCTGTAGTTCCTGAAGTGCCTGATTTGCCACTAGTTCCTCCAGCTCCATTTGAACCTGATGAACCTGTAGTTCCTGATGTAGAAGATTGACCTCCTAAACCTGCAATACCACTTGTACCTGTAGATCCAGCTGTGCCACTAGTACCACTAGTTCCAGATTGTCCTGAAGAACCTGATGTACCTGCTTTACCACTAGTTCCATTAGCTCCGTTTGAACCTGAGGAACCAGTACTACCTGAAGTGCCACTTGTAGCACTTTGACCTGATAGTCCTGCTATACCACTAGTTCCAGTTGAACCTGCAGTGCCTGAAGTACCCGAAGTATTTCCTTGTCCTGAAGAGCCTACAGAACCTGAAGTACCTGATGTACCTGCTTTACCACTAGTTCCATTAGCTCCATTTGAACCTGAAGAACCTGTAGTTCCTGATGTAGATGATTGGCCTGATAATCCTGCAATACCACTTGTGCCTGTAGATCCAGCTGTACCTGAAGTACCTGAAGTACCAGATTGTCCTGAAGAACCTGATGTACCTGCTTTACCACTAGTTCCATTAGCTCCATTTGAACCTGAGGATCCAGTAGAACCACTAGTTCCTGAAGTTCGTGATTGGCCTGAAAGACCATCGATACCTGAAGTACCTGTTGAACCTGCTGTGCCTGAAGTGCCACTTGTTCCACTATTTCCTGAAGAACCTGAAGTACCTGATTTACCGCTTGTACCATTAGCCCCATTTGAACCTGAAGAACCTGTAGTACCTGAAGTACCACTTGTAGCACTTTGACCTGATAGTCCTGCTATACCACTAGTTCCAGTTGAACCCGCAGTACCTGAAGTGCCTGAAGTGCCTGATTGACCTGAAGAACCTGATGTTCCGGATTTTCCTGAAGTTCCATTGGCTCCGTTTGAACCAGAAGAACCAGTACTACCGGAAGTACCTGAAGTTCTAGATTGACCTGATAAACCATCTATGCCACTTGTTCCTGTAGAACCACTTGTTCCACTAGTACCACTTGTTCCGCTATTTCCTGAAGAACCTGAAGTGCCGGCTTTACCACTAGTTCCATTAGCTCCATTTGAACCTGATGAACCTGTAGAACCACTAGTACCTGAAGTTTTTGAAGCTCCACTTAAACCATCAATACCAGAGGTACCTGTTGAACCCGCAGTACCTGAAGTGCCCGAAGTATTAGAACTTCCGGATGAACCTGAAGTACCTGATTTTCCTGAAGTACCATCAGCTCCATTTGTACCTGAAGAGCCAGTTGAACCACTAGTACCTGAAGTTCTAGATTGACCTGAAAGACCATCAATACCGCTAGTACCTGTAGATCCGGAAGTACCTGAAGTACCTGAGGTATGAGATGAACCTGAAGAACCAGATGAGCCAGATTTTCCTGAAGTACCAGTTGAACCTGAAGAACCTGAAGAACCTGAAGTTTTTGAAGCTCCACTTAAACCATCTATACCTGAGGTACCTGTAGATCCAGCTGTGCCTGAAGTACCTGAAGTGTTTGATGAACCCGAAGAACCGGCAGTACCTGATTTACCACTTGTTCCATTAGCTCCATTTGAACCTGAAGAACCTGTAGAACCACTAGTTCCTGAAGTAGCACTTTGACCTGATAAACCTGCTATACCTCCAGTACCTGTAGAACCTGATGTACCACTTGTACCTGAAGTACCATGTGAACCTCCAGATGTACCTGAAGTGCCTGATTTGCCTGAGGTACCACTAGCTCCCACAGTTCCTGAAGTACCTGTAGAACCTGATGTTCCTGCAGTACCTGAAGTACCTGTTGTACCACTAGTACCTGAAGTGTTAGATTGACCACCAGCTCCTGTAGAACCTGATGAACCTGATGTAGTTGAAGCACCTTGTGAACCTGAAGTACCTGATTTTCCTCCTGTACCTGAGGTACCTGATTTTCCATTTGTACCTGAAGTGCCTGATGTTCCTGAGGTTACAGCACCTCCTGAAGAACCTGAAGTACCGTTAGAACCAGCTCCACCACCACCTGAATAGATAACAGATATTACACGTCCGTCATCATCTACAGCTAAAACTCTGTCAGCAGTAGACCCTGAGGGTACGCTCAATAAAAACAGGTCTTGTTTGAAAACCGATTGACCTGGGCTATCTCGTCTACTGGAGAATTTTCTGTTTTCAGCCATTTAGATGGTTAAGTTTGTTATCTATGATAAATATTAAAAAAATATTAGATTATTGGAATTAAAGAAGGGGTTTTAGCCCCTCCAAATTTAAATATAAAAATACTAACCTGGGGGAGGGTCTCCACATACATAAGGACCTGAAAGTTCAGTCCCATCCCAAAAGTAATAAATTCCCTCGGGGTGGGCATAAAATCCAGGATCAGCTACCTCTGCACCACAACCCCCAGGTCTATATAAAATACCTAAATCATTACTAAAATCCCAAGGTTGGATATCTAATAACTCACATGCTATACCTGGGTCTCCAGGATCATATGAAAGAGTAAGTGGCTTACAACTTACAGAACTAGGCCATCCAGGTATGTTTGAGGTTGAAAATCCTGAAACTTTACTTAAAGAAGTAATTTCTTTTCCACCTACAAATTGTATACTATTTACATCAATATTAGATATTTTAGCCATAGTTTTTAACTAAAAAATGGTGGATTTAAAATCACAGTAGTTGGATTAGCTTTAGAAGTATTTTCAGCTGATAATTCTGATGTTAGGTATGATAAACCTGTTTCTCCTAAACTAGCAGTAATCCATCCTACAACTTGTTCTTTAGTTAAATCTTCAAATTCTGTAAAATTTGTAGGGTCTGGAGATGAAACTTGAACAAATAATCTTTTACCTGAAGAATAAGGTTTTTCATTAATTATATCTGTTACTCTAAGTACATATTGGATTTTAAAAACTACATTGTTTAATCCATTTTCAGATATTTTACATTCTAAATTTTCTATATTCCAGTTTATTGTCATAATCTATTTATTATAAGGTTATCCAAGTTACATCTGGTTGGAACCATATACATTTTACTGCTGATGTATTATCAACTACCCATCCTACACCTCTAACTCTATCTCCTGTAGTAAATCCACTAGTATCGTCTGTTACTTGTCCATCAATATCACTTACCCATAAAGAATCACCTATATTAGTAGCACTAGTTACTTCCTCTGTAGTTATCATACCTTGAATAAATACATCAACTTCTTCATCAGCTCCACCTGTACCATTTAATACAATTCCTAGTAACTTTTCAG